GAAACCATCCAAAGTAATTCACATATTCCTTTTTGATTACTTACCCAGAAAACCATCTGATTAGATGTAAAACTAGGTAGACGAAATGTAATTACCGGTTGACTGACCATAAACTTATCAGGTTCAAATTTATCAAATTTTGCATGCAAGACCAGGTAATATGTTTCTCTTATATTCTGATTAGCCATCACAGACTTATCTATAAGATCATCAATCACCTTTTTCAATGCTAATTTCTCATCAACAAATTGACGAGGAAGTAACATCCCACTTTGTGGATCTTGGAGCATATTTTGCATATTACATCCCGCTCATACCACGAAGCGAGTCCTGCTGCACTTGAGCTTTCTGCAAAAGCTTGTTAGCTTTATTCTGATCTGCATTCATACCTGGACCGCATTCAGCTTTAACTCTTGATGCTGCTGACATTGGGTTCTTTTTATAACTGCACATTCCAACGCCATTATCCATAAATTTTCCACCGCTGTTACCTTTACCATAACTAGCCATTTTGTCTCCTTAGCCGCCTTGAGCGACATTATTCATAATGTTTTGTTCTCTAGATTGCTGTTCAATCATGTCTTGCTGTTGACCAATATTATCTTGATTATCCACTTTTTGATTTATATTATCGGCTTGTGCCTGAACTTGAAGCTTCTGCGCTTCCCTTCCAGCAGCTTCTTGCTGTTCAAGCTGATTAACAAATGCTAATACACTGAGAATTCGATCTTCATTCATCTTAGCTATTTCCGTGATTGCTCTAGCACGATCTAAAGCGGCTTGAGCAATATTTTGCTGCGCTTCTGACTCTCTTTCATCCTTAAGAGCTAGATTGCTAATAGTTCTTGAATTGCGTTCTTTAGCAAGACCCAACTTCTCTTCTTTTGTAGCATCAATAAGCTGCATCTGTTTCTGCTGTAATTCTTGTTGTTGTGCGGCTTGTTGTGCAAGCATTTCATCTTGTTTGGTTATTGCTTCTTCTAAATCGCTTAATCCCGCCATTGACAGAGACTTGACAATTTCTGCTTGAGGGACATCCACAATACCTTCACGTTTAAGAGTAACCAACTCATAATAATATGCATCCTTCTGAGATTTAGATCGGACGCCTTCTTTAATTACAGCGTCATATTGCTCAAATTCACCTTCATAGAACTGCTCTGTTGGCTGCTGCGCTAAAATGCGCTCAACCTTTCCCGGTGGATAATGGTTTTGAGTAGCTTTTAAAACGAGCCCCCCTAAAATCTGCTGTGATGTCTCTACATTATCAAATATCTTGCGATTACCTCTTAAACCTTGGGCTATTCTTACTTGAGCAAGCCTTCCAGATACCTGCGTATTCCCCTTTTCATCAATTCCAAGAGCACTTTCGTTCACGTTTGAAAGTGTAAGTGTAAGTTGATCTAAAACTTGTTGGTATTGGATAAGAGCAGGATTTGCTCCCCCACCTTGCAATTGTTGGACAGAATCTAACCCTTGTGGTGCATGTTCTGGGTCTATTCCGATGATTTTATTCTGTCCAGACTGCTGAAGATCTTGAGGATCAGGAACAGAGCCAATAAGATATTTAAACCCAGTCGAGATGTCTGAATCCATCATATCTACGATTTTCATATGACGTTTATTGAATTGACGCTGGACCGACCAGTTGCATGACGCTATTCCTTGTATGCGCTGCGAAGGCATCCAGATAGAAGGTTCCAAGTAACAAATTACAGGTACGAATGGGTAAGTTTGATTGATGCCTGTCTTATCTTCACCTTGATATAGAGGTTGACCGTTGAGCAATATATTAAGCTCTACGAATGACCTTTCAACAGTTCTAATCTCAATTACAGGTATTTCATTTTCATCAATTCCAAGCTCATCCGCATTTTCTCGCATTTCATTGAATCTTCTAATCCCCAGACGAAGTTTTTGAAGATCTTCGCGTGAATGATCAGTAATATCACGATAATATGAAGATTTCATGTCGACTAAAAACGTGCGTTCCTTGCTTATCCTCTTATAATATTGATCATAGGCAATAAGATTCCGTTTTCTAGAAAAAGTGGTAAATTCAGGGTGATATGTCATGAATTTATCGTCACGATAAGACATAGATAGATCGTCAATGACTTTAGGATCAATAAAAGGCATCAATTGTTTTGCGTATTGCTTATCAATAAGGTCTCTAGTAATGCAAAAAGATGCGTCAGTGAGATTAATTGATTCAAAAGTAGGATCAATAAAAAATGAATTATATGTACGCTTGAAAAACTTGATATCTCCATTCACAAAATCCTTGGAATAATCCATCTGGATACCGCAAAGAGATATTCCAGACTTAAAAGCCTCATCGCAGGCATCTAAAAATGTAGGAAATCCAAGACCTTTATCCCATATGTAATAGCCGAGTTTCGTGAATTGATCGGCTGTCTTTTGATCTGATCCTTCTACAGGAGAATAGATTATCTCATTTATATTATCTCTGAGATATCCTGAAAAGAATTGAAGGGGACGTCTCATTATGTTTAATTCAAGAGGTTCTCTACCTTCCTTAATTAACGCTTTTCGCTCGTCATCACTCCATGTATACCCTGAAGCTGCCAATGTATAGACTTCCGCATCTTTAACAAATGGCGCCCAATAATCATGCGCATATCGGTAGTTTTCTTGAAACTCTCCGCGTATGTCATTATCTGAATCCATTTCCCACCGTATTTAAATCTTCACTATACAATGGTCAGATTAAATTAAACACTTTTTTTAGGTACTTTTTCAAATAGATCTAATTGTTTAGGTAATGGGTATAGCGTTTCTATAGCCATGCGTATGGATTCAGAAACTGTTATATTACGTCGTTCTTGTGCGCTCATGCTGATAGAAATTTGTTTGATATGATTATGCTGTGCTCTTGTAAGCACGAATGAAACGCGGACATTTTCACTAATTTTTTTTTGTTTCACGTGAGCACTTTGGTATGAAGATATTATTCTTAGCGAATTTTGTGGGATTGTTCATGAGTTCAAATGATACGCTTATGTCTATTTTCCACAACTTGTTTGTGCTTGTCCAAAGCGCCTGACATACTACCAATCACTTCTAAATGACTGACTGCCTGTGCCATATATTGAAACGCGTCTGCATAATTTGAGCTAAGATCATGATAAGGTTCGTCAACATAACGGCCCTGTTGCTCATTCCATCGCTTTCGATACTTCCTAATCATATCAAGAAGCGGTTTCACTCGTGTTATATTAAATACGCATTGTACAAACTTGATTTTTGCATGTGAGATAGAAAGTTGTTTATCTTGTCTTTTCAGCACATGAAATTTAGTCGCAGTCCCTGCAAATAAACGCCTAAAATCTCTTTCATATGTATTCTCAACAATAATATTGTCCCTTCTAGATGCGTCATGAGGAAGAAATATCGTATGATAAAGATATTTTTTATCTTGAAGTAAGAATTTTGCGTAGAAATCGACTCCTTTATTTTTGTCCTCATAATAATCGACTACTCGTATTTCTCCATGTGCCAGCTGAAAGAAAATCATTACAGTAAGATCGTTAACTCCTATGTCCATTGCCACATATAAGGGCAATAAAGAATCGAATGGTGACACATATAAGCATCGGTTTGACTTATAGGCTTCCTCAATGCACTCCGCGAAATAATATGCGTCACTTGTGCTTAAGAAAGCTTCTGAAACAGTGCTTGGATACTCTTGACGTACTTTATCTCCCAGGAATATTTCTTGTAGAGCATACCAATTGCGCTGTGGTTGTGTAATCTTTTCCCCTATTTTTTTCTCAATCTCATTGAAATAGTCTGTTAGATGAACGTCATATAATACTTTTTCTTCTTGTTTGTAGTCTTTATCCCACATCCAACTATAGAAAAATAGCTTGTATTCCAGAGGAGAAAGATTATCATTTCCTCTGATAGATGCCTGTTGAACCATTTCCGAAAAATAACCATCCGATCCCTCTCCAGTGCTTTCGATAACTACTTTTCCATTAATCGGAACAACGTTTAGCGTTCCGGTAATTACTTCCTCTGCCTTAGCCGGATTGCGAGCGCAGGTTTTACCAAACTCTGAAACAAGCACGTTTGGATAAGTACCGCCTCGCAATGTCGTATCTACACGCAATATAGATCCATTGCTAAATGTAATTTCCCGTGATGACCTATTCAAAACACCGGCAAGATGCCTAATTTCGATTGGAAGGGTATCCAAAGCATGACCAATAATACGTTTAAAGATATGTTGAGCATGCTCAAGTGAATAACTCACGATACCTGCTGCAAGATTTGAGTTGAAAAGAACATCATCCAGCATATCTATAACGCATGCTGTTGACATACCTAGTTGGCGAGCTTTAAGAGTGATCTTGCGATTGTGCGAATCGCTTATGAAGTGGTCTTGGACGGCGTTTAGAACGAAAGGGACCGATTTCCCTTCTTTATTGATTATCCGGTAAAGGTTGTTCAACCTCCACATCTTGCTTAGAATCGGTTTTATGCTGGGTGATTTCTCCATTTTTAAGCTCTTCCACTATTTGAGAAAGTGTTGATTTTACTTCTTCTTCCATTGTTTTATCAGACAACCAACCACGCAAATAACCTAGTTTATCAATTACTTTCTCGGCTGCTCTTTGTGCTAAATGAGGATCATTTTGATAGTTAGATACATTAAAACGAATTACATGCTCCGCTAAATCAAGCATGGTTTCTTTATTATAGCATCTTACTTGATCTATAATTTCTTTTCCATTAGGATCTCTTTTAAGAAACTGATGCATAGTTTCCCTAGAAACGCTAAAATGCTCTGCTAATATTTTAATGTTACCATTATATTTAATTGCAGCTGCTAAAAAGTCAGGATATTCAGGTTTGAATAATATTTGAGCCATTAGTTATTTCCCACATAATTCGCATTTAACTTTTTCTGACTTAGTTTCATTAGTTTCTTCTAAAGCTTCGATGTCTTGGACTGATCCGACCAACTCATCGGCTGTAAGCCCCCACTCAATCAGATCGCAGACTTCATAATTATTAGCTAGAAGATCCCAATCGAATTCGCCAAATTGGACATTATCTTTAATAATTCTGGACTTCAAGATATTCTCATCAAGGCTATCTTCGATCAAGCAAGGAACTTCTTTCCATTTAAGTTTCTTAGCTGCTCTTACACGCTGGTTTCCTGCATATACTGTAAGTTTTCCATCGACTCGGTTGACAAGACATGGGCGTAGATCGAAGAATTCCTTATCCGATTCAATTGATGAACAGAGCTTATTCATTTGTTCGGACGTGATTTTGCGTGGATTCTCTTCGAGAAGATTCAGATCTTTAATCTTGATGTATTCAATTGTATGAGTCATAAGTTCATCTTAAGGATTATTTGCAGATTCGTCAAGAGCATCCTTAGGCGGCACAGGCAATTCCATCCAATATTTTACATTATGTAAAGTGTATGGC